GTCCATCGGGTTGGTGTCCATCCAGATGCCGTGCCAGGTAGCGCCGCCATCGCGCTTGGTAGGGTAGCGGCCAACGCGGTGAGTCAGGCCGTCGATCACCGCCTTGGGCAGCTCGCGTGCCTCGTTGACCCAGGCCCCGGTCAGCTCTAGCGAGAGCAGCTTTCTAACGTCCTTGGGCTGGTCAAGGGCCAGGAAGATGACCTCGCAGTCAATGCCGGCAGCACCATCACGGGCCGGCAGCCGGATGTGGTGGGTGATGGGGGGCGTCCACAGCATGGGCCCGAAGGTGGCCTCGGGGAACAGATCTAGCCAAGTCTTGATGGTGGTGGTCTTCAGCATGGGGTAGCTGTTCCTGACCACCGCCCAGCGGCTGTAGCGGATGTTGTCCACGGGGCTGGGCTTTTGCTGCACAGCCTTGATGAAGATCTTGGAGGCGCAGCCGTAGGACTTGCCCGATCCCACCGGCCCCATGAGGCCCTGGACAAAGGCATTGGACTGAATGAAATCGTAGATGACCGGGGACTTGCTGAAGTCCAGCCGCAGGCCAGACATGGCCACGGCCTTGTCACTTTGCTCTTTTGTTCTTGCCATCGCTGGTGACCGCTTTCATAAAAACGTGGAAGTGTCTGGGGTCGAGCTTCATCGGGTGCTGCTTACTAGATAAGCCATGCACCGTGGCCACATCCACCCCGGTGGCCCGCTTGGCATTGACCACCGCGCTGGAGTGCGCGGAAGACACCTGCGTCCTGTTCAGATCAGACCAATCAATGAGCCTGGGCCGGTCAGGATCACGCCAATGAAAAGCGCTCAGGGGCGAGCATTTGCACTGGTACTTCATTTGTTCGGGCAGTCCCGGCCCTGTCGGCAATGGGTGTTGCACGGCGGGCAGATGTTCTGCATGGACAGCAGCACCGTGGCCTTTTGACGCACCTCCTGGCTCACCGCATGACCCAGGTCTTCAGGGTCAAGCAGGCGCAGCAGGAAGCTCCGAAGGGCCACGTTGTGCGCCGTGATCCGCTCGGCAGCAGCTCGCAGAGTCTCTATGTCAGTCATGGGATACCTCCGGCGGCGGGGCCACCACATTCACATCAATCACGCTGGGTTTGTCGCTGCCGTCGTCAGGGTTGTCCAAGAGGCCGCTGGCCTTGGCCAGGAGCCTTAGCACACCCACCTTGTCGTACAGCTCAATCTCCAGCGTGCTGTTGCCTTCCTTGTCCACGCGGGTGCGGATCGTCTTGATCGCCTGCAGCGCGTGTTCAGGAATGTCAGATGCAGCCTTGACCCTGACCTGGCCATCCTCCCCCCAGGTCATCACATCAGTGATCTTGGTGTTGGCCATGCACAGCAGCGCATAGGCCACAGCCTCCCGGTTGGCCATGATGGTGCTTGAGCGCTCCAGCCGGCGCTGGACGCTGCGAACCCCGCCCCAGTTCTTCAGGGATGGGATCTGCTCGGACACGCGAGACTTAGGCCGGGCCATCAGAACGGGATGTCAGAGTCATCAGGCTGCGGCTGGTAGCCGTTGCCCTTGGCCTGGTTGTGCGAGTCCATGGGCCTGGCAGCGCCCTGCAGCTGGTTGCCGATCTTCACCGAGATCCAGGTGTCCCCAGCCTTGGTCTTCTTGGGCGTGATGTCCAGCCAATGCAGGCTCCCATCAGGCAGCATCACCTTGCCCTTGTAGGCAGGGTGCCAATCCTCAGTCTTCTTGTCGTTCTTGAAAGCAGACCCTTGACCAGGGCGCATCTCGTAGTTAGTGGACATTTACGTTCTCCTTAAAAAAGATTGTCGTCGAAAAGGTGGGGAAAAATTGAGGGAGGCCCCCGCCGGTACATCGCCGGGGTGGGGGGGCAAGGGGTCGTCCTCGCGCAGGCGCTCCCGCGGGCGATACCGCGTGCGTTGACGGGCGCGTTGAGGTGCCGGCTGCCCCTGGGTGCAGACACCCCTCGACCCCCCCCTGCCTGCGTACACGCCAGGCACCCCCACCTTGTACAAGACCCATACGTTCGTCTGGGTTTGCGACAGCGGGGCTACAAGGCTCTGAGAGCCTGGGTTGGTACCCATGCCTAGGCCAGACCCTGATCGGCGCTCCTGTGGGCTTCCAGGGGCCTTGCTGGGCATCATTGGATCCGGCCAGCATCTGCCAGGCTGATCACCTCGGCTGCCAGCGTGGCCTGGTTGGGCGTCAGGCCCTCGCTGCGGTAGGTGTCCAGCAGGATCTGCAGCGCCTGGTTGGCCTCGGTGTCGGTCACGCCTGCGCGTGCGATCTCAGCGCGTTGAACTTCGCTCAAGTTGCGTAGAACACTTATAGTTGTATTAATACTCTTACTCTTACCTATCTCTATATCTGTGTTTTCTGTGTTCGGGGACACTCCTGAGTGTCCTATAGGTTGCCTATGGAGCGAGTTATCCACAGGCTGCGGTGTCCTATGCTGAGGCTCCTCATTGGACACTCCTGGGTGTCCTATGGAGCGCTTCCTGGTGGCCTTGGCGTTGGCCTCTTTGATGGCCTTGACTGTCCTGGTCTGTCCGTCCTTGGGCATGGTCTTCCTTTCGGTTGGTGGTGTCTTCAGGGCCTTGGCGATCAGGCTTGCGATGCGTACCTGGCCTTCGGGGTCTGGGGTGTCTTGCATGGCTGGTGGTCTGGTGGGTTCCTGGGCTGAGGTGATGGCGATGGCTGTCTCTGCGTCCACGGTGGGGTCGAAGATCACGCGGATGGTGTTGGAACGCTCGCCCCTGAAGCCCTTCCTGACGATCTCGACGTAGCCCAGCCGGCGCAGCTGGGCCATCTGGTTGGTGATGGCCTGGCGGCTGATGCCCAGGTCGCTGGCCACCTTGGCCTGGCTGACCCAGGTGATGCCGGCGCGGTTGCAGTAGCTGCAGATGGCCGCCAGCACGCGCAGGCCGCCGTCGGTCAGCTGCTTGTCGGCCACGGCCCTGAACGGCAGCACACAGACTTTGCGCTGGTCTGGTGGCGCGTCCTTCTCCCGCACCTTGGGGCGCTTGGGCAGTGTGAAGGGCACCACGGTGTTAGGCAACGCGCTCATTAGTCACCACAGAAGCAGGCAATGCCTTCTTCGTTCTGGTCGAACATATCGCGCTGCTCGGCGGCGAACTGAGCCATCTGCGCGTAGTTAGGACGGTCAGATCGGAACAAGGCGCCGCTTGGCTTGCTTGCCAGTGCCAGTGCCAGTGCCTCCATCTTTGCCCACCAGACAGCCCGCTCCGGCTTTTCCGCGATCAAAGCCAAGACTTGGGCGGCAGGCTTCAAGAAGCACAGGTCACAGTTCCCGTGCATGGTCACGCCCTTATTGTTGGGTAGTCCCAAATCAAAGGGCTGAGACCTCCAGAAGTCGCCGACGACCTCCTTGGTCACGCCGGCTGTCCATAGCGGGATGCGCGACTTGTCGGCAATCTTGGCTGCGCGGCGCTGCTCGTCGGCCCTAATGCCAACCCACGACAGGTTCTCAATGGTCGAGTACGTCTCACCCTCAAAATGCTGCAGGGAGGCCAAGTACTTGGATTGAGCGCGAATCTTGAGCTCGCTGGTGCAGATTCGGCTGACTGGGTTGGGCAGGTAGTTGCGCTTGCGGATGAGCGCCTCAAAGGGCTCCCCATCGCGGCTGGCAGTCTCAAAGTTGACCCGCTCAAAGCCTTGCTCATTGAACCGCCGCTCAACCCAGTGAACCTCAATGCCCCAGTTAGCTGAGACGTCCTGAACGAACCGCAGGGTTTCCTCATCCTCCTTGCCCGTGTTGGCGAAGCACACGACAGCCTCGGCAGGCAGGCCGCCATTGGCCTGCAGCACCCGCCAGAGCATATAGGCGCTTGTCCTGCCCCCGCTGAAGCTGATGCAGGTCGGGGTGTCGATCTTGAATGGGTCGGTCATGCAACTCTCTCTGTTCTGGCGATCTCTCTCATGTAGGCCCGGATGCGCTCCTCGGCACCCTTGCCGTAGACCTTGTCCATGCGGGCCAGGTGCTTGTCCACCAGCTGCTTGTCCTGGGTCAGCTCCCAGGTGGT